CCACGAGGCAACAGAAAGTTGTTGATGTCAACTGATATGTTTTGGGAATTATTCGCAATTAGCGATGTTATCCGTGCATCTTACAACGGGTTCCAAAACCAAGGCAATGTTTTGCAAACAGGAACAGTGGCACAACTATACGGGTTTGATATTATGATGCGCCCTGTTGTATCGGTTTACGCAAACAGCACAACCGTACCAAAGGCATTTGGTGCTGCTACTGCAACAACCGACAATCTCGCTTGCATTGCATTCCACAATTCATCTGTTAGCCGTGCATTAGGTAGCATGACACCGTTGTACGATAGCGGTTCAAACGGAAACGGTAAGCCCGAATATTTAGGTTCAATCTTCAACATGGAAGTAATGTTAGGTAGCGCGATTTTGCGTACCGACAACAAAGGTGTTGCGGCATTGGTTCAAACTTGGGTATCTTAATTAATAATAACGTTTAACTAAAAAAGCCTACCCGCTATCAATGTAGGTAGGCTTTTTTTAATACCAAAAAAATAAATGGCACTACCAAATATTAACTTCGTAAAAAGCACAAGCGGTTTAGGCCGACCTTTGCCGGGCAGCGATTACATCTCTGCTCATTTGCATTATTACGCCACAGGTGCAACCTTACCAACAGGGTTCACGGCAAATGACCGTATCAAAAAAATCTTTTCCGTTGCAGATGCCGAAGCACTCGGCATTAATGGCACATCACTTGGCGAAACCAAAGCCGTTGCAAAATTAGCAATTACAGGCACGCCGGCATCGGGTGACACCGTTAAAATCACATACGCAGGCATTATGGGTTCAGTTACCGTGTTAAGCACGTACACACTAACCACAGCCGATGCCGTGTCAACTACAACCGCAGCCGCAGCACTTGCCGCAGCTATCAACGCAGGAACACAATCGCATGGGTTTAGTGCTACAAATGCAACAAGCAACTTGCTTGTAACAACCAAAGCGGGTGAGGGTATTTTTCCGAATAGTGGCACACCGTATGCAAGTACTATCACAGGTGGTTCAATAGGAACATGGACACAACCAACAGGCAGCAGTTCAACCGTGTTAGGTGTTGCAAGTTGGATTGATACTTTGTATTATCACATTGTTGAGTATTTTAGAATACAACCGAAAGGGCAGTTGTATGTAGGTTTGTATGAGGAAGAAAGCGGACCGTACACGTTCAGCGCAATTACAACCATGCAGAACTTTGCAAGTGGCGAAATTAGACAAGTAAGCGTGTTTGAGAAAAACGTTGTATTCGCAGCCTCTCAATGTGCCGCTTTGCAAGCTATTGCCGATGCTAACGAAGCCGTGTACAAACCGCTTCAAATTATCCTCAATGCTGAAATTAGCGGTACTGCATCCGTGGCTACATTGGTTGACTTATCAACTCAAACCGCGCCAAATGTATCAGTTGTCATTGCACAAGATGGAGCAGCAGCAGGATATAAAATTTACAAGGCAACAGGTAAATCAGTAGGTTCATGCGGTGCTATGCTTGGCGCAGTATCATTGGCAGTTGTAAGTGAAAGCATTGCATACGTGGCTAAATTCAACATGGCACTTGGCACGGAGTTAGATACGATTGCATTCAGCAACGGTCAACTATACACCGCGCTTGCTGATAGCCAATTTGAAAGCCTTAACAACTACGCTTATGTATTCCTGCGCAAAATAACAGGTATTGCAGGCTCATATTGGAGTGACAGCAAAACAACGGTAACACCGACAAGCGATTACGCCACAATCGAAAACAACCGCGTTTATCAAAAGATTACACGCGTTGTAAGGGCCAACATGCTACCCGCTTTGAGCTCACCGCTAAAAGTGAATGCAGATGGCACGTTAACAGCCGGAACAATCGGTTATTTTGAAACCTTGGCAAACAATCCATTGGTTCAAATGGAGGCCGATGGCGAATTATCAGCACATAAAGTAATTATTAACCCCGCCCAAGATGTTTTGGCTACATCAACGCTCGAATTGACATTGCAAAATGTACCGCTCGGAGTTGCACGTATCATCAAAGTAAATGTGGGCTTTGTAAAATCAATATAAAACATGGCATTTAACGGCATTCCATTAGTAAACGGCAAAGCATACGAGTTTGCAGACATTAGCTGCATCGTGCTTGGCACACCGATATTAGGCGTTACCGCCATTGAATACGGTGAAGATGATAACATCGAAAATATCTATGCAACAGGTCGCTATCCTGTGGCACGCGGGTACGGACAAATCACACCATCGGCAAAGATTACCGTGTTGATGAATGAAGTGATGAACATCGTATCGGTAGCACCAAGCGGGCGTTTGCAAGATATTCCCGAGTTTGACATTGTTGTAACGTACACCGATGCAAATCTTATTCCTGTGGTTCACAAGATTAGAAATTGCAGGTTTAAAACCAACATGATTTCATCAGCAACAGGTGATACATCAATTCCGATTGATTTGGAGTTAATTGTTTCGCATATTGAATTTGTTTAGTACATTTGCGCTAACCAAATCAATTAAAAAATGACAATAGAAGAAATCAAATCAAAGTTCCCGGGCGTTGAAATTTACACGCTCACCGTAACAGGTCGCACAGGCAATAAGTTAACGGTACATTTGCGCGAAATGGACCGCGTGGCTTACAAGACCGTAAGCGCGTTAATTGCCAAGGATGAAATGATGGGCGTTGAAAGTTTCCTGCGCACATTGTGCGTTGGTGGCGATGTAGAGGCTATCATTGCGGACTTCGTGGCGTTACGAAGCGCGGGTGCAACCATTTTGCCGATGTTGACCGTTGAGGCGGGCGAGTTAAAAAAAAATTAGACGCGGCAAAAAATTTGCTTGAAACGGATGAGTTTGCACGTCAAAATGCGCTCATCCGTTTTTATTACCAACAAGACCCAAACACGATGACAGATGATGAATGGGCAACTGCGATTGAAAGTATTTTATGGGTAATGAAGTTTAACGGCACATTGCAACAAAAGAAATGAGTAATACAACGGTAGAATATTTAATACAACTGCGGGATAAGTTCAGCAGCCCGATTGATAAAGCGACCAAAAAAACGGAGCGGCTCAATAAAGCAGTTGGTGGGGTTCAAAAATCGTTTACAACATTAGCAGGCGCAATGGGTGTCGGCATTGGTGTAGCGGGATTGGTTCAGTTTCAGCGCGCCATTGTTGATAGCTTGGTAAACTATGAGTATTTTTCGGCATCGTTACGGACATTGATGTTAGGCGATGCACAAGCGGCAAAGGCGTTAGAAAATCAGTTAGTTCAAACCGCTAAAACAACACCGTTCAGTTTAGTTGAGGTCCAAGATGCGACCAAACAACTATTGGCGTATGGCTTTAGCGCGGGTTCCGTTGTTAAGAATATTCGAATGCTTGGTGATGTGGCAAGCGCGTTAAAAATACCATTTGCAGATATTGCTTATTTGTATGGAACTCTAAAAACACAGGGTAGAGCTTATACTAGAGATATTCAACAATTCCAAACAAGAGGTATTCCAGTCGCAAAACAGTTAGCAAAACAGTTAGGAGTTACGGAAGATAAAATAACAGAACTTGTATCAACTGGTAAAATTGGTTTCCATGAAGTTGAGAAAGCGTTTCAATCAATGACTGCCGAGGGCGGTATGTTCTTTAATATGATGACAGAGCAAAGCAAAACCACAGGCGGTCAAATATCGGCATTAGGTGATAGTTTTGAGCAGTTGAAAGTCAATATAGGCAAGAGCCAAACGGGTATTATTGCAGGAACGGTTTCGTTTGCAAATAGGCTTGTTGAGTATATCGGCAATAGTTTCAAATCATCAAACGCAATGTTTGAAAACTTTGCAAAATACGGAGCGCAGCAATTTAAGTGGTATGAAAGTTTTTTTACAACAAGAACTTTTATGTTTGCCACGGGATTTCAAAAGGCAATCAACAAAATGTTTGTCGAAAATCCTGCCGAAACCGTTGCGCAATCAGCAGAGCAATTAAATAAACTAAATGAAATTTTAGCCAAAAATAGGGAGGCACTCCGCAAGGGCGAAATTGACCAAACGGAGTTTTTCCGCAAACGTGCCACAATATTAGGCGCATTTGAAGCGGTTAAAGGACAAATGAGCCTATTAACCAAACCAACAACAGGCACCCAAGCAGCCGCGCAAGGAATGGGCGAGGGAGCCGCAGCAACAAAAGAAAAAGGCGGCACCGGTTTGAATATTTTAGAGAGCCGTGGCGTGCAGAATTTCAACATCAGCATTGACAAGTTAGTTGAGATGATTAAAGTTGAAACAACGCAACTAAAAGAGGGCGCAGGGCAAATAAAAGAGATAGTGGCGCAGTCACTTATCGAAGCAGTTAATGATTTCCAATTAATGGCAACAAAATGAGTTTACAATTTATCATACCTAAACCGATTGCAAAGAATAACGAGCGCACATTAATTAAGGGCTTCGGGCTTCCATTGGTGCAACGTGCAATATTAGCCCGCAATGATTACAACATTGTGACCGATACCAAGGGTGCTGAAAGTTGGATGGGTACACCTATTTACGATGAACTATTTGTTGAGCAGCCCGAATACACAACGTTTGAGTTCAATGAGTTTACGAATAAGTACGTGCAAACATCAAACGTATTGGCAACAAATA